GCCTTGCCGGAGGCGAGCGTGTTGATCGTGTCGAGGACGGCGATGATGTTGCGCCCTGGGCAGGCGGTCTCGCCCATGTCGCGGTGCGGGACGTACTGGTCGGGACCCCAGGTGCCGCCGTGCCAGTGCGCCCATTCGGCCAAGTCGTCGATAGCGTGCGCCGGCAACGGGTCCTTCTCGTAGTTGCCAAGGACGCACACGGCGTGGCCGAGCGTGTTGTAGCCGCGGGTGTGAGCGCCGGTGACGCCAGGACCGCGGCCCTCGAACCAGGTGCGCAGCATCGGGCTGTACAGCCAGGTGTAGGCGATGTCGGACCAGCCGCGGGACTGCTGGTGGAACGACTGGATGCCGCGGACGATGCGCGCGTCGCCGTCCTGGCCTGCGGAGTGGTGCAGGAACAGGTACTTGACCGGTGCGGCCATGTCCTTCGGACGGCCCTTAGGCGGCTTTGCGCCCCAGTCGGCACGTCGAACGAGCGGCCGCATCAGTCGGCCTGTGCTGCACGCTTCCGACGTGCGGCCAGCGCACCCTCCTTGAGGGGGACGATCGCGGCGGCGACACCAGCGGCGACAGCACTCAGCAAAGCGGCGCCCTCGACGGCGAACGCGTAGGTGCCGGCCAAGACGCCGATGAACGCCTCGATGAACGTCCAAAAGGTCCGGTGGGCGGTGTCTATCCAGTCGATCATGGCAGCGGCTCCTCGACGGGCCGGTTGTCCTCGAACTCGCCGTCGGCGTAGTCCCAGCCGATCCCGACGTGCGGATGGTCGGCCAGGCTGACCAACTCAGTCCCGTCCGGCGGGGTCCAGTCCGACTCACCATCCCACACGACAGTGTTCACCACAACACCGCCGTCGATCACGGCCCAAACTGCCTCACGACTCTCAAGGTCCATGCCAGCCTCCTACACGAAGCAGTCGACGATGACTATGCCGTTTGCGCCTGCACCGCCATCGCGTGCCGTACCTTGGCTTGCAAGATTTAGTGCGCCGGCGCCACCTCCGCCATACAAAGTACCTGTTGAACCATCGGCACTTGTGGACTGGGAGTTAGACCCGGATCCGTAAGTAGATGAGCCACCGCTACCGGATAGTGCGGATGAACCGCCGGACCCGAACAAAATCATGGGCACGCCCGCCATGCCGCGAAAGACGAACTCTCCTGCGCCTGCGGCGCCACCGATGCCTGGGTTGATAATCAGTGTGCCTGGCGTGTGAGCGCCAAGACGGTTTCCTCCGCTGCCGCCGTCACCGATGACTTCGAAGGCTTCGCCTGCACCGAAAGAAGAGGCGTTTCCGGCGGTGCCTGCGGCGTTTCCTGAACCTCCTGCACCGCCTGCACCTCTCGTCACAGTGACAGACGTCGTCAAAGTCGACGCAAGGATGAAACGCTGGCCGAAGCCCCCACCTGACCCGCCGTTACCTGCTGCAACTTGACCGGCACCGGTTATTTCGGCGCCTCCACCGCCGCCGCCTGCGCCGACGCAACGCACGATCACAGCACGCAGTCCGATGTCGCCCGTCCCCAACGGGTCAGCCTTCGCAAACGTCCCCGACGACGTGTAATACCGGGTACCCGCATACCGGTAGCCTGCAGCGACCGTCGTGTCGATGGCTGAGCCGAGGCTGCGGATCGCGGACGCTCCGTCCTTGACCAGGTCGGTGTCGTCGGGGGTGGGCCAGCCGAAGTTGCTGGTGGTTGCCATCGGGTCTCCTATGCGTCCTGCCACTGGAGCGTAGCGCTCTCGTCCTGCCAGGCGATGGTCGGGTAGTAGTCGCGCCAGCGTGCGCGCCAGATCGAGAACTTGGCGTCGGACACGAACAGCTGCACGTCACAGGTGAACGGGGTGATGTCGAACGAGACGCCCTCGAGGAAGCCGTCGAACTGGTCGAGGCCGGTGATGCCGGTCGGTAGGCCGGTAAGCCGGATGTAGTCGTTGATCTCAAGGCCGAGCAGCTCGTCGGTAAGTGTGTCGTCGGTGTACTCGAGGACGACGGTGAGCGGGCCGCCGACCTGGGGGGCTGGGAAGGCCTGCATGGTGACAAGCCGTTCGGCGAACGTCTCGGCGTCGGCCTGGTCTGCGAGGATGGTCGTGTAGTCGCGCCTGGTGAGGCCGTAGTCGCCGCGGGAGTCGGTGGCGGTGAACAGGACCGACCCTGAGCCGTACTCGACAAGAGCCTGGTTCACGATGTCGTTGCGGCTGGTCGTGGCGTTCAGGCTTGAGCCGACGATCACGCCCGCGGGGATGCTGGTCGGGCTGGCCTGGAAGTTCAGGATGCGGCGGTTGTAGTCGGCGTAGCCGACCTGTCCGTCTGACGTCTCGTAGACGACGCCTTGTCCTGAGAAGGCGGTCTGCTGGACGGTCGACAGGGTCGGCACGGGCACCTGGGTGAGGGCGGTGACGTCGTACTCTCCAGGGTCGATGTTGCTCGTGTCGATGCCGTAGTCATCCCAGTCGAGCGCCGGGTCGACCTGGTCCCACTGCAGCTGGATGGGGACCTCTTCCCAAGTGTCCTCGAGCGCAGCCTGGAGTAGCGCGGTGATGCGTGCGCCGTCGAGCTGCTGTGCCAGCGTGTCGGTCTGGTCGCGGCGTCCTGCGCGTGCAAGGGGGCCGAAGCAGGTGATCTGCTGGTAGGTGCCGATGAACGGGTCGAACCGACCTGAGACGTCGTGCACGCGGCCGCCGAACACGGTCTGCGTGCCCGACTGCAGAGCGACCGTGACGGTGACAGGCTCGCCGATCTGAGGCACCGTCGTCGGTTCGGTGAGGACAAAGTTGCAGACGGTGGCGTAGATGCCATCCCAGAAATCCTGACGGCCACGCTGGATGTAGACGCCGTCGAGGACGTCGGACGTGTAGTCGGTCTGGCCGACGGTGACCGTGACCGTTCGGGGCCAGCCCATCAGCGGCGTCCGAGCGTGGCGCTGGTCGATGAGCGGCGGCCTGCGGCGTCGATGCGCTCGAGCTCACGGAACACCTGATAGGGCGAACCGACGATGCCGTTCACGACGACGGTACGGCTGCCGCCCGTGGCAGTCCTGACGTTGCCTGGCAGACGGTTGCCGGCAGGTGCAGGTGCTGCAGGTACGACACGGCCACCGGACAGGACGCCGCCGACCCTTGCCGACTGCTCGGGCGTCAGCGACTCGCTGAGCGCCTGTGCGCCAACTGCGCCGCCGACGATGGCACCGGCGCCGACTGCTGCGCTGGCACCGACCGCGCCGGTGGCGACACCGGCTGCGACGGACGAGACGGCCTTCCATGCTGCCTGGACGGCTGCGAACGCCTTGAGGGCTGCGTTCAGGCCGATGATGGCCGTGGCGATCTTGGCGACACCCTCGGCGATGCCGACGAGACGTGCAGGGTCTACGGCGGTGATGTTGTCTACCCAGCCTCGGATGAGCGGAAGCAGCTCCTGGACGACGGGAAGCAGCTGCTGGCCGAGCTCGACGCGGAAGTTCTCGATCTCTGCCTGGAGGACACGCTGGCTGTTAGCGAGACCATCCGAGGTCCGTGCGAAGTCGCCCTGCTGGAGGCTGGTCTGCGCCAGGATCTCTGCGTAGGCGGCCAGAGTGCGCTGCTGCGGGGTGAGTGCTTCCTCGGTCGTCTCGATGATGCCTTCGGCCAAAGCACGGTTCTTGAGCGTCGCAGCGTCGAGCAGGACCCCGTACTGCCGGATGGGCTCGGACTCGCCGCGGAGGGCTGCGCCGAGGGCGGTGATGGCCGTGTCCACGTCGGTGTTGTTAAACGACGCCAGGTCGCCAGCCAGCGTGACCAGGTTGGTCGTGAAGTCCACGAGCTCGTCGTCGGCGAGGCCTGCAGAGGTGCCGAAGATGCCGAAGGTCTGTGCGGCGCTGAGTGCCTGCTGCCGGGACTGGCCGAGTGACTGTGCGGCGCCTCGGGCGAACTGCTGCAGCTGCTGCGCTGCGCGCGGGCCGAACACCTGCTCGATGGCGGCGCCGGTCTCCTCGAGGTCCGATGCGGCGTTGATCGAGGACACGGCGATGGCGCCGAGGGCGCCGACGACGCCGGTGGCGACCTTCGCTGCGGACTCGACACCCTTTGAGAACTTGTTGAATGACGAGCCGGCCTTGTCGAGTTCGCGGCCGAACTGGGAGACGTCAGCGAGGAGGCTGAGTTTGAGGGTGCGGAGGGTCTGTGAGGCCATTAGGGCTTCCCCCAGGTGTCGGCGACCTTGTTGGCCCCCTCAATCCAGCGGCGCAGGATGGACGGTTGGAGCCGCTTGAGGCGCGGGAACAGCCACCAGCCTCGGTTGCCACGGCCCTCACGGGGCGACCTGGGCGGCCCCTGGAGGCCTCCTCGGCTGTTGTTGCGCCGCTGCGCCTGGTTGCGGAACCGGTCGCGCTGGCGAGACTCGGGCGAGCCGAACTCGGACAGGAACAGGAGCGACCCTGCGGCGATGCGCCGGTTGTCCGACGTCGAGTAGCGCTTCGCACCGCCGAGGGTGACGGACGGGGTGCGGTCGCGGGCCACTCGAGCGGACTGGGCGACGAATGAGGCCTGCTCGGGGTACCAGCGGGTGCCGCGGGCGGCGTTGCGGAACTCGGACACCAGGTCCTGGCTGATGGTCTTCGACAGGTCGCGAAGGTCCTTGTTCGCCTGCTTGTCCATCTTGCTGAAGGCCCGCAGAATGGCCCTAATCTCAGGGTCGTCGAGCCGCACACGGACCGTCCCCGCCTTGCTCTTGGACGTCGTGGTGGGCATCTCAGGGCCTCCTGCGGGCCTCCTGGATGGCTTCCTCGGCGGTGAGGAGGTCGGCCAGGTTGTTCCAGTCGTTCGGTGCGGTGCCGGTAGCCACGGCGACGTCTACTCGGCGTCGTCCGATGCTGCCGGCTGGGTAGGGCCCGGCAGGTCGCCCTGCCGCCACTGCGGGAAGCCGTTGAGCGTCCGGTTCCACGACAGGAAGTCGCCGTCGTGGATGCCGGTGCGCTTCGCGGCCTCGTAGGCGAGGTACGCCACGTCCTTGACGCCTGGGTCCGGCCCATGTCTCCCAGCCGACCCAGTCGATGAGCTCGAGCTCGAGGACGAGGTGGCCGCGGTCTCGGTGTTCTACCTCGACCCAGGTGCCGGTTGCCATGCTCTCTCCTTATGCGGTTATCAGGCGGCGACGATCGTGGGGGTCGTGTTGCGGTCGCCGACGAGGGTGAACGTGATCTGCGAGGCGGTCGGGCCCTCGCCGGACATCGGCGGGACCTCGGGGAACACCTTGCCGGTGATGGTCGTGTCGAGGTTTGGCCCGTCGGCGACGAGCGTGAACGTGAGCGACGTGTCGGGAGCGGACAGCGCTGCGGTCGCGAGGGCGTCGCAGAGGCCGTTGGTCGTGCCCCAGTCCGAGTACATGGTGATGTCCAGCGTGTAGCCGAACGTCAGCGTCTTGTACACGGGGCCGTCGAGGGTCTCGAGGACCTCACGGTTCGGCGTGTAGGTGAACGTGGTGCTGATGGTCTGGGCGTCGAACGCGTCCGAGTCGATCGTCAGCGTCAGGTCCTGCCCGGTGAGGACGGTTGCCATGGCGGGTGCTCCTTAGGACGGTGTGGCAAGGGTAGTGACCTGCACGTCGGCGACGAGTAGGTCAGATGGGCCGATGGTCTCCACGGACGGCGGGGACACGTCGCCGACCTCCCAGCCTCGCGGCAGGTTGTCGAGAACGGCGAACACGAGCTCCTCGAGCTGGTCGAGGGAACCTTGGTTGTCGAGGTTGGCGACGATGCACGTCAGCCGGAACGTGACCTCGACCTGGGGAGTGGATGGCCGGCCGATGTTCACCGGCGCGATCCACGGGTTGCCTGGGACGATGACGACGGTCGGCGGGATGACGACGGGCGGGGGGAACGCCGAGGTCGAGTAGTCGATGCCGGCGTCGGTAAGGGCGGTCGCCAGGGTCGTCCGTAGGGTCTTGAGGTTCATCCGACCATCGTGCCTACGTCGAGGTGCGGTGCGAGGAGCCCTTGGACGCGGCCGATGAGGGACCGGCCGAGCCTGAACGGTCCAGGCTGGAAGTCCACGCCCTGGATGGTGCCGCCTGGTGCGACGCGGGCCTGCCAGATTTCGACGGCAAGCATCATGCAGGCTTCCTCGACGAGCGGGTCGCCGGAATAGACGTCCTGTGACGCCTGGTCGTAGACGTAGCCGGCCGGGATGATGGCCCGCTGCTCAGTGATCGGCGGCTGCTGATGGGCCAGTTCGAACTTGAACGTGTTGTACAGCTCTTGCGCGTTTGAGTACGAGTAGGGCCAAAGGGTTGGCCAGGGCCACAGTGGACGTGGCGGCACGTCGGCCGTGTACCCGATCTCGGTAACGGTCGCGGGACCGTTCAGGTGCGCGGGCAGGCCCTCGGTGACGATGGTCTGTCCGACGTACAGCCGGTGGAAGCCGACGGTGCGGGCCTTGACCTCGTTGCCGTCTTCGCAACACAGCTGGTCGACCGGGTACGCGTACCTGCTGAGCATCGACAGAACGAGGTTGGTCGCTGCGGTGCCGACCTGCGTGAGTTGCGCGTCAGGGTAGAGGTTCCCGACGCCGAGAACCGTCTTGAGCTCTGCGAGAGCGACGTAGTTAGGCATGACGGTCTCCCGTGGGCCCCCGACCGGCCGTGGGAGAGGTCACGGCCGGCCGGGGGTGAT